AACTTCATCGTCAGAAAGCCATTGAGCTAACACTGAAGCGACAAAAAGGCGCCAGAATCACTAACTTAAAGCTGCACGCTCAGCGTCGAGCCGAGCGTAAGGCCGAGCGAACGCATCCGTCTCCGTCTCCGTCTCCGTCTCCGTCTCCGTCTCCGTCTCCGTCACCGTCGAAAGAGGCGCCTATTTTAGTTCTCACCTCAGAGTCAGACGTTAGCGTGGCAAACGGCAAACATGCGCCGGCTGCGCCGCCGCCGCGCGCGATCCGGCTGCCGGATGATTTCACTTTGGACACCGAGCGGATCGCCTACGCCAAGGCGCAGGGAGTCGATCCGACACGGACGTTTGAGAATTTCTCGGACTACTGGCGATCGAAAGCCGGCGACAACAAAAAACTCAATTGGGACCTGACCTGGAAACGCTGGTGCCGGGAAGAGGCGAGCAGACCCGGCAACGGCACCAAGGTTCAGCGACGCGCCAAAACGGTCGCCGAGCTGGAGGCTGAGGAACATGCAAAGCACTGATCGGCCGGAGTTTGACGAGCAGCTGAAAATTCTATGCGCCGGCTACGACAAGCCCGTGGGCGATCGCTCCGAGGCGTACTGGAAGGGCCTCGCCAAAATGTCGTTGATCGAGTTCGCCCGCTGCGTTGAATTTTGCATGACCGAGGAAGGCCCGGAAAAAATGCCGACGGCGCCTGGTATGTGGAAAATCCGAAAGCAGCTGAGATCCGCGCCGACGATCATTCTGCCGCTGAAGACCCAGCGCCACGCCCCGGATTCGCACATGGTTTTTTTCGCCAATCGGCTGATGCTTCGCCACGTGGTGTGGCGCGGCGGGATCGGTGAAGTCGAATTGGATCGGTGCCTGCGAGCCAAGGCCGAACTGGTAATCGAATTCGCGGGCTATGTGCGCGAAGAGGACGAGCTGGCGACTCAGGGAGAATTTATTCGCCGCTTCCATCTCGAGCTGGGCCGGGTTTCCAAAATGGCCCACGAGGAAAAGTGGCAAGAGCTCATCGAGGATCCGCGCGGCAAGTTTTTATTTTCTACTCATTCGGTCGAGGGCATATCACCGACCGGATCGCTGGATCTATGAAGGCCGCCGACGAAACTTTCAACCGATTCGAGATCGAGGCGTTCCTAATCCGCCGAGTCGGAGAGATCGCGCATCCGGATCTGACGACCGCGCGTTTTCTGCTTCGAGCCGAGATCACCAACGGCACCACCACCTTCGAAATTCGCCGCGGCCGCATCGCTGCCCAGATCAATCGCTTTGATCTGGCGGATCGGCGCGTTGGCGCAAAAGCCTCTGGCCCTGAAACATTCGCCCAGTGCTACGAGAGATTCTATGGCGAGCCATTACCGGAAAAATCAAGAGGGGAAGTCGCATGATCAGCATCTCGGATCGATTGGCGAGTTTGGGCGCGAAGTACCGCGGCGCCACGCGGACGGCAAAAGATGGCCAGGAATATTCGCAGCTGATTTTCGAAGCCGAGAAGGTCGAGATCAGCGACGCCGAGGTGTGTTCGATTTTCTCAAACCCGAATGCTTATCACGCGATCAAGCAGCTGTACGCGGCGCTGAAAGGCGTGAAGGCGATCGAGCTGGATGAAAAAATCGAAGGCGCGCAATTCTATGTGCGTCTTGGCGCAGTCAGTGCCGCCAACGGCCCTGAGTACACGTTCAACGATTGCGTGATCGACAAGCTGCGATTAGAGCGGCTGGAATCCGAGGCGTTGCTTTGCAGCTTTCGCGTGACGACAAAGCCGGCGCTCGATGGTAAGTTCGGTGAGCTGATCTCGCGCATGGGCCATACCGTTGTGCTGCGCCTCAATGCTCAATCGCCATCCGCCCAGGCCGCGCTGCCGCTCACCAACGGCACAGGTCCCGGCGATGACGACGAGGACGAGGATGACGAAGGCACGCCGGCGACACTCGCCGATGCGCTGAAAGCCGATGCTGAATGCCGCCACGGCGTTTCGATGGACGCGGATTGCGCCGCCTGTTTGCTGGAGCAACAAGCCGGGCCAATTGGGACGCCAGAGCAGGAACGCGAGAAAGCTCGGCTTCGTGAGAAGGGCATCGCCCAGCAACTCTCGGAGGGCCGTGGCCAGGATGCCGATGCCGCCATTGGCGATGGCAAGACGACTGCCGAGCTGCTCGCCACCAAGGGTGCGAAAAAGAAAAACAAAGCGGCCGCGGCGCGCCATGCAACCCATTGAGTTCAAGGGCCACAATGCGGTGCTCGGGAAGAATCAACCCGAGTACCTCTCCCTGCCGGCGTATGTCGAATCCGATCATAAAAAAACGGTGACGACTTGCTGGGCGCTTACGCCGGCGGAAATGGATCTAATCGCCACGACCGGCAAGATCTGGATTCAGCAATTGACCTTCGGCCGCGGCTTCGCGCCGCAATTGCCGAGCGTGGAGAAGCCGCCGGTGATCGAGATCCTTCAGGCGATCGAGGATGGCTGAAATGGGAACATGCCCGGCGTTGCTTCGTGGCATCGCCGCGCTCCGTACCTTGCGCGATCACGGCGTTTCAGATCCGGAGTTGGAGCGCGCCGAGGCGGAGCTGACGGAACTCCTGCGATCGCTGGTGCTTGTCACCATGACGACCAAATCGCCGATGCAGTTTCGCCAGCTCGCCGTCGTCAAGTGGGCGCGGCCGTGAAAATCACGGCCTCGATCCCGATGACCAAGGCCCAACTCGACAATCTGACCGACGCCGATTTGAGATGGCTGGAGGCCGAAGTCTCAAGGCGAATGGCGGAGGAATTTTATCGATTGATCGAGGCCGACAAGGTCGCCGGCAATGGCTGATCGCAGATCCGAATGGGATGCCTTCGTCGCCGATGAGAAGGCGCGCTCCAACGTTTTCGAGCTGAAGCCGGACCCAAAGCCGAAAGAATCGGCCAAGGACAAGCTCGTCAAAAAATTCGAGGGCCAGCTGCTAGATGCCAAGGCGCCGGCGTTCACCAAGGAATTGCGATTCGCCAAACAGATCGGCCGTCAATGGGCCTTCGATTTCGCCTTTGGCTGGCCGAGCAATTTATTCGTCGCCGTGGAGATCGAGGGCCTGGTGATGCGCAAAGATCCGAAAACGGGTCTGTGGCAAATGGGCGGCCGTCACGGCAACATCGCCGGCTTCGAGGAAGATTGCGTCAAGTACAACACCGCCGCTTTTTTGGGTTGGACTGTTTTGCGATACACCGGCAGTCAGGTGAAATCAGGCTATGCCTGCGCCTGGACCTTGCGGGTGTTGTACGCCAAAGGCTGGAGACCCAAGGCGTGAACGATCAGGACGACGACTCGCTGGGCGCGTGGTTGCTGTTGGCTGCCATCATCGCCATTGGCCTGGCCGCCTATGTGGCTAGACACCATGCCACGTAGGCCGATGATCATGATGCCAGCGCGTGCGCGTGCAGCCGTATCACCGTTAGCCGCTACCGTTAGGCGCGGCACCACCAAGGAACGCGGCTATGATCAGGCATGGAAGCGGGTGCGCCGAGAACAATTGCGGGATGAGCCGCTATGCCGTCGGCATCGCCTCACCTTCCGTAGGCCAGTGCCAGCCACCGAGGTAGATCACATCATCGACATCATCGAGCGGCCAGATCTGCGCCTTCAACGCAGCAACTTGCAGTCGCTCTGTAAGCCGTGCCATTCGTGGAAGACACGGACACACATGCTTGAGCTGGCCCGGCAGAGCCGAGGCACCCGATGAGAGCCAACCAGATCGCCCCAGGGCTGAGCAGCCTGCCAGGCTCACGATTCATCGCATTTGAGCGCCACGCCCCCCAGGGCACGGCGAAAAGGCCCCTAGGGGGGTCCTAAAGTGAAAACGCAAATCCTGGGCGATCGCGTCCTAGTCGAATTTTTGCCGTCGCAGGTTGGGCGGGGGTGGTTCTCAGGTTCAAACGGGAGGGGATCTCATGGCAAAGGGTGAAAAGGGCATCACACAAGACGAGCGGGAGGTGCTCGCGGCGATATTTTTCGGCATTCGGCTTTGGAGCCGCGCGGCCGAGCACAAGATCCTGACGCGCGAAGCCGCCGCCGCGGAATCGGTGGCAGATGCAGACGCGCTGATCGCCGCGTTCGAGAAAATCGGATGAGCAAGCCCGCCGCTCAAGCTCTCGCCGTCCGGTATCTGCCGCTCAAGGCGCTTAGGCCCATGAAGGGCAACGCCAAGATGCACCCGAAAGAATCGGTGGACGAGCTGGTCGCGATCATCAAGCGCCACGGGTGGACGCAGCCGATTTTGGCGGACGAGCGCGGCGAGATCATCGCGGGCCACGGCCGCTTACTCGCGGCGAAGCGGCTGCGCATGGCGAAAGTGCCGGTGATCGTGCTCAAGGGTTTGACGGCGGCCCAGAAGCTCGCATTGAACGTGAGCGACAACAAAACCACGATGAACACATCCTGGGACCCAGAAAAGCTCGCCGTGCAGCTGACCGAGTTGCAGGGCTTGGGCGAACTGAAGTTTACCGGCTTCTCGCTGTCGGAATTCGAGGCCCTCACGCTGAAACCGGGCGACCGATCAGACGATGACAAGTCGAAACAGTTCGTGCCCGAGCAGTGGGACGTGCTGGTGAGCTGCGCCGGGGAGCTCAGCCAGCGCGAGCTGCTCGATCAGTTGACGGGTAAGGGCTACAAATGCCGCGCGTTGGTGCGATGAAAGCCACGATTACACGCGACACCGCGATCAATCGCAGCGCTCGGGTCATGCAACTCGAAGGGATTTTCGATGTGCCGCCGGCGGATCGCTCGGCGCTGAGCTGGGATGTCTCGCTGCCGCTGGAGGAACGCGAATGGAACATCGGATTGATCGTCGGCCCCTCGGGCTGCGGCAAGTCAACGATCGCGCGCGAGCTGTGGCCGGCGGAATACGTCAAGACGTTCGAGTGGTCGCCGGCGGCGGCGATCGTGGACAATTTCCCGCCGGAGATGTCGATCAAGGACATCACCGCGCTCCTAAACTCGGTCGGCTTCTCATCGCCGCCCTCGTGGCTGCGGCCGTTCGGAATTTTGAGTAACGGCGAACAATTTCGCGTGACCATGGCGCGCGCGATCGCCGAACTGCCCGCGCTCTGCGTCATCGACGAATTCACCAGCGTCGTCGATCGACAGGTCGCGCAGATCGGCTCATCGGCGATCGCGAAGACGGTGCGCCGCCGCGGCTCGAAGCTCATCGCCGTGACGTGCCACTACGATGTCGAGCCATGGCTCTGCCCGGATTGGGTCTACTCGCCTGCAGAGAATCTCTTTGCCTGGAGGGATCTTCGGCGACGGCCAGATGTCGGCATCGATATCGCTCGGGTCGAGCATTCGGCGTGGAAAATATTTTCACCGCATCACTATCTGAGCGCGGACTTGAACAAAGCGGCGGTTTGCTTCTGCGCCTTCATCGATGGGCGCCCGGCAGCATTCACCAGTTACCTGCCGTTCTTCGGCAAGCTCAAAGATTCGCGCAAAGCGGTGCGCGTGCATCGGCTCGTGTCGCTGCCGGATTTTCAAGGCATCGGCGTCGGCGCTGCGCTCAACACCGACACGGCTTCAGCCTTCAGCGCGATCGGCAAGCGCGTGATGCTCGGCACCGCTCATCCCGCGCTGATTGCGAGCTGCCTACGCTCGCCCGATTGGTGGATGACTCGCGCCCCGGGGCGAACCGCAGCTGATACGGGTGCTGCCGCAGCTCGAATGCGCAAGTCCCGATCGACAAATCGCATGATGGCGAGCTTCGAATTTCGCGGCGAACCCATGAATTGCTACGAGGCCGAAGCACTTTTCAAGTGGCAATAGGTCACAGCGGCGTCATTCCGCGTTGGACAAGCTCTGCAAATAGCGGCTAGATTCGTCCCCGTGCCAGGTCCGCGACCCAAACCGACTGCTTTGAAGCTCATCGCCGGCAATCCCGGCCATCGACCGCTCAACACCGATGAGCCCGAGCCGGACGGTGATCTGTTCGATCCGCCGGCGAGCTTCTCGCGCAGCAAACCGGAACGGGCCGCACGGCTCTGCCAGATCTGGCGCGAGGCGATCGGCAACGCGCCGGCGGGTCTGCTTCGCAATCTCGATGGCTCGGTGCTTGAGCGATACTGCCGATCCTGGCTCACCTATCTCGAAGCGGACGAGAAAGTCGAAGAGGCCGGCGCCGTGATCAAGATCAAGGGCGGGCAGTTCCAAAAAAACCCGTTCCTCTCGATCCGCGATCAGCAGAATTCGATCCTCGATCGGCTGTGCGATCAGATGGGTTTCTCACCAGCAGCGAGGACGCGTGTCAAAGTATCGGGAAAGAAAAAAGCCAAGTCGGCTCTCGGAAAATTGCGAGAGCTACAGATCTAACGCCGACTTCGTTTCGATCGCGATCGCGTATGCCGAAGAGGCGATCGAGGACTCCCGACATCAGCGCTATGGAAAATGGGTGCGCCTCGCCTGCCGTCGCTTCATCAAGGATCTGAAGCGCGCGCAATCCAAAAAGCCGCCTTACTTTTTCTCGCCCGGTCAGGCCAATCGCGCCTGCGCCTTCATGGAGCAGCTGCCGCACGTCGAGGGCAAATGGGCGACGCCGACCATCGTGCTGCACCCGGCGCACGTGTTTTTTCTGGTTAATTTATTCGGATTTCGCGATCTGCAAGGCAATCGCCGCTTCACCTCAGCGATCCTCGCGGTGGCCCGCAAGAATGCCAAGTCAACGCTCGCCGCGGGCATCATGCTGTACTGCCTGTGTTTCGAAAATGAGCAGGGAGCGCAAGTGCTGTCCGCCGCGACTACCGGCGGCCAGGCGCGCATCGTCTTTCACGTCGCGCAGCAGATGGTGAACTTGGAGCCGGATCTGTGCAGCGAGTTCGACCTCGAGGTTTTGGCGAATGCGATCGCGCGCTACGAGATCGGCGGCATATTCAAGCCGATCAATTCCAAAGCCTCGACGCAGGACGGTTTGAATCCCTCGCACGTCTCGCTCGATGAGATCCACGCGCACAAGACTCACGATCTTCTCAACGTCATCCGCCAGGCCGCCGGCGCGCGCGAGGCGCCGCTGTATCTCTACACCACCACGGAGGGCTTCGAGACGCCGGGCCCCTGGCCCGAGATCCGAGCCTTCGGCCAGAACGTGCTCTCGGATGTCGTCGAGGCCGATCACATGCTGGTGCTCTACTACGCGATCGACGAAGAGGACGATGACTTCGATGAATCGAAGTGGATCAAGGCGAACCCGCTCATCGATGTGAACCCGATCATTTTGCGCGAGGCGCGCAAGCTCGCGATCGAGGCGAAGAACATGCCGGGCACGCTCGCCGAGTTTCGGATCAAGCGATTGAATCGACGCAGCTCATCGGCGACAAGCTGGACAAATCTCACCAAGTGGCGACGCTGCGCCGGCGCTTTTGAGCTTGATCACATGAAGGGCGTGAAGTGCTGGGGCGCGCTCGATTTGGCATCGACAACCGACATGGTGGCTTGGCGATTGCTGTGGCTGATCGGCGAGATGTATTACACCTGGGGCCGCTTTTGGGTACCATCCGAGGCCGTGGCGCATCGGACTGAACGCAAATCGGTGGGCTACGCGGGATGGGTTGAGGCGGGTTTCGTCTCCCAATGCGAGGGCGCGACCATCGATTATTCGGTTATAAAACGAGACGTGGTAGCCGATATCAAACGCTTTAGCCCGCGTATGATCGCCTACGATCCGTGGAACGCGACCCAGCTGATCAATGATCTGGTCGAGGAAGAAGGCATCCCGGCCGCGACGCCGGAAGAGCCCGAGGGTTTGATCCAGTTCATTCAGGGACCGAAGTCCTATACCCCGGCGATGAAGCTCTGCGAGACGGCGTACCTCAATGGCAAACTGCGACACGGCGGCAATCCGGTGCTCACCTGGCACATGTCGAACGTCGTGCCCCGCTACGATGTGAACATGAACGTGGCGCCCAACAAGCTCAAGAGCCCCGACAAAATCGACGGCGCGTGCGCGCTGTTCATGGCATTTGGTTGCGCGGCGATCCCGAGCGATGAGGAAAACATGGACAGCTATTTCGCGTCGGTGGCCCAGTGAACCCTCTCAAGGCCGTCGTTCCCAGACTTCGCAAAACCGCCGAATTTTTCAACTCCCTCTTCGATTACGGCGCCGGATCTCTCGCCGGCGGCTTCTACCCGGTCGCCGCCGGCGGCCAGGCCAAGCCCCCGATCAATGCGGCGCGCGCCGACACTGGCAAAGTCATCTCGCCAAACTCGGCGCTCTCGATCAATGCGGCCTGGGCGTGCGTGTGGCTCATCTCCGACACGATCTCGACGCTGCCCTTTAGCCTCAACAAGCGCGCCGCGCCCGGCAAATCCTTCGGCTCCCTCGCGATCAACGATCCGCTGTACTCGATTTTGCAGTACACGCCGAATGCCGAGATGACGCCGAGCGACTTCTGGCAGTTCATGATCGCGAGCGATCTGCTCTGGGGCAACGGCTATGCCTTCATCACGCGAAACGTGAACGGCGATGTGATCAATCTGGAGCCGCTGCGCCCCGAGTACATGGTTCCCTATCGGCAGCTGATCATCGGCACCGATCCGAAGCAGTACGAGATCCGCTATCGGTACTACTCGCCGATCGAGTCGCTCGATTTTGCCGCGAAGGATATTTTTCACCTGAAGGGCAAGACGATGGACGGCCTGGTCGGTCTCTCGCCGATTCAGTACGCGCGCAACTCCCTCGGCATCGCGATCGCGGCCGAAGAGGCGACGAGCGATGTGTTTCGCAATGGCCTGCGTGCCGGCGGCTTCGTGCAGTCGGATAAGTGGCTCAAAAAAGAACAGCGCAATGAGTTCAAGCAGTCGCTCAAAGATTACGCGACCGGCGGGCGCGACTCGGGCGGCTTCTTCGTCCTCGAGGGCGGCATGGGCTTCGAGCCGCTGACGATGAACCCGCAGGATGTTCAGCTGCTCGCATCGCGCCAGTTCGCGGTGGAGGATGTCTGTCGGTGGTTCGGTGTGCTGCCTGTATTGATCGGGCACGCAGCCAGCGGTGTGACCGCATGGGGTTCCGGCATCGAGCAGCTCTTACTCGGATGGCTCTCGCTCAATCTTCGTCCCTACGTGCGACGCATCGAGCAAACGTGCAATCGGTCACTGATTCAGGTGCCGAGGCGCTCGCTGTTCTATGTTCGCATTGACACGAACGACCTGATGGCCGCAGATTCCGCGGCACGTTCAGCCCTTTACTCGACCTTCGGGCAGAACGGGATCATGACTCGAAACGAGATGCGCGCGCAGGAGGATCTGCCGCCGCTCCCCGGTGGCGACACGCTCACCGTGCAATCGAACCTGATCGATTTGGAGAATCTGGGCGAGCAGGGCGGGCAGCCGACGATGCCCGGATTCGGAGTCCCGGCACCGAAGCCGGCCGCCACGCCGCCGCCGGCGCCGCCACCGAAGAAGTTTCTGGAGCTAGTGTCATGAAGATCAAACATCTCACGTTCGCGTTCGAACTGAAGGCACTCGAAAAGGACGGCAGCTTCGCCGGTCACAGCGCGGCCTACACGGTGGATCAGGGCCGCGATGTCATCGTCCCGGGTGCGTTCGAGCAGTCACTCGCCAAGTGGAAGAAAAAGGGCAAGCTGCCGCCGGTGCTCTGGCAACACGATGCGAAGCAGCCGATCGGCCCGCACACCAAGATGGTCGAGGACGACAAGGGTCTGTACAGCGAGGGCCAGCTGCTCATCGATGACGTGCCGAAGGCGCGCGAGGCCCAGGCGCTACTGAAGGCGAATGCGATCGACGGTCAATCGATCGGCTACGATGTGCCCGCCGGCGGCGAAGAGTACGACCCGAAGAACAACGTGCGTCGCCTGAAGCAAATCGATCTCTACGAGTCATCGATCGTGACCTTCCCGATGAATGTCGATGCCTCGATCACCACGATCAAAGGAATTTTGGACGCCGGCAACGTGCCGACGATCCGCGAATTCGAAAGCCTTCTGCGGGACGCAGGCGGCTATAGTCGAAAGCAGGCCGAGCACATTGCCAAGTTCGGTTATGCAGATTTCCAGAAGCAGCGGGACGCTGGCGATGGGGCGATCGATGAGAAGTCGATCGAGCGATTGGCTGATTTTATTTCCAACCTCAAAGTGGCTTAAGGAGTTTCAGATGTCCCGAGCATCACGATTTATTATCACGCGCGGCGTGATCGACATGGCGACCTCGCGCGTCCTGTCGAACGAAGGTTTCGTCTATGACGGAATGCTGGCGCGCGCCGACGGCGCCGACGAAGCGAAGATCATGGCGAAGATCGAAGAGGCGCTAAACAAGCACTTCAAGTCGGTCGGCGAAGTGATCACCAAAACCCAGGAGGACATCAAAACCTTCGGGCAAATTCAGGACGCGACGAAGACCGCGGTAGCCGAGCTCAACAAGACCGGCGGGCCGCTCTTCATGGAGCTGAAGGAGGCGCGCGAGAAACAGGAGCAGCGCATTCTCGCGTTGGAGCAGAAGCTCATCACCGGCATCGGCGCATTGGCCGGTCGTCAGCGGGCGAAGAGCCCCGGCGAGCTGTTCACCGAGTCGGCCGAGTTCAAGGCGGCCGCGGCCGCGGGCTGGAGCATGCGCAAGTCGGTGCGCCTGGAGCTGAAGAACATCACCAGTGGGTCCGCATCAGGCGGTGCCGGTGCGTTCCCCGAGTTTCTGCCGACTCCGGTGATCCCGCCCTTCCAGCCGTTGACGGTTCGCGATTTGCTCGATCAGGGAACGACCGAGACGAACCTCATCGAGTGGGTGGCGGAAAATGTCTTCACGAACAACGCCGCCGTTGTCTCTGAAGGGGCAACGAAGCCGAAGTCCGACATCACCTACAGCCGTCTCTCGGTGCCGGTGACGACGATCGCGCATTGGATCATCGCCTCGAAGCAGATCCTGGCCGACTTCAAGCAGCTCGCCACGCTGATCAACGGTCGATTGCAGTTTGGCCTCAAGCTCGCCGAAGAGCAGGAGATCCTGTTCGGCGATGGCATCGGCGATCACTTGAACGGACTGGTGCCGCAGGCGACTGCGCGCAGCAATGCCTACGACAAATCGGGCGATACGATGATCGATATCATCCGCCACGCGATGTTGCAGGTTCAGTTGGCGTTCTACCCGACCACGGGCATCGTGCTCTCACCGACCGACTGGCATGAGCTGGAGCTGACGAAGGATTCCTTCGGTCGGTACATCCTGGCTGCGCCGGCGAGCAACACGCCTGCGATGTTGTGGGGCGTCCCGGTTGTTCAGTGCTACTCGATGGCGGCAGGGGATTTCCTCGTGGGAGCCTTCAAGCTCGCCGCGACGATCTTCGATCGCGAGCAGGCACAGATCCTCGTCTCGAACGAGGACAACGACAACTTCACCCGCAACATGGTCACGATCCTGTGCGAAGAGCGCCTGGCTCTCGCAGTGTCGCGACCGAAGGCGTTTATCTTTGGTGCGTTCCCCGCGGGTCACAGCAGCTAGGGTCAAGAGCCCGACTGTGGCAGTGAAGCCTCGAAAGTCTCCCTGGCACTTCAATGCTGCCGGGGAGACGATCGATCCTTCGGTGCCGGCGGTGAGCACTCGGCCCACGTCGGCGCCTTCTTTCGAAGGTAAAAAAATCATGCAATTGCGAGCAGCAGCTACATTCCAGAGCCGCTACGGATTCATCCGCACCGGCGAAGTTTTCACGGCCGAAGAGACCTACGGGCAGCAGCTCGTCATCGGCGGCAAAGCAACTCGGATGCCCGATCGGGTTGAGCCGAGCCGGCGCCAGGTGATCCCCGAGGCGCCTCAAAAAAAAGACGACCCGACGTTCGACCCGCCCCCGCCCGCGTCGGAAAGTCCCAAGGAAGATGGGCAGGTGAGACGGTCACGATCATCGCGTCGGGTCCAAGTTCCAGCCGGGCCGACGCCGACTACGCTCGTGGACGCTCCAAAGCGATCGCGGTAAATACGAGCTTTCGATTAGCGCCGTGGGCCGATGTTCTCTACGCCTGCGACATGACCTGGTGGAATGCCTATTTCCCCGAGCTGTCGCGCAGCTTTCACGGCGAAATGTGGACGGTGAGCAATGCCGCGCGCGATCGCTACGGCTTGCGCTGGGTGTTCGGCGCCGATCGGGAGGGCCTCGCGCCGAAGAACGATTACATCCACACCGGGCGCAACTCAGGCTATCAGGCGATCTCGCTCGCCTACATTTTCGGCGTCAAAAAAATTCTGCTACTCGGCTTCGACATGCAGCGAACGAACGGCAAATCTCACTGGCATGGCGATCACCCGCGCGGGCTTGGCAACGGCAGCCGCTACCAGGGTTGGATCATCGCGATGAACAAACTCGCGAAAGATCTTGCCGACAAGGGCGTGACCGTGATCAATTGCAGCCGGCAGACCGCGCTCAAATGTTTCCCCCGATCGACAATTCAAAAGGAACTGCCGGATGAAGTCCTACCCGCAAGTGATGAGCGAGGAAGCGACGCTCGCGAATTGCGAGCTTAAGTCGATCGCTCGATTCGGTGATGGCGAATGGCGCTGCGCGATCGGCGGCGGCTGCACCTCGCAGCGTCCGGAGCCGAAGCTAGCGAAGGAATTGCAGCAAATTTTAAAAGCCGGCGTCGAGTCCTGCATGATCGGCATTCCGAATCCCTTTCACGAGGGCGCGCCGCGCACCGAGAGCTGGCTGCGCTACACGGCGCCGATGTATACGGCGCATCTCTCATCGGACAAGCGCACCTATTGGTCGAGCTTCATCACGCGCCCGGACAACGCGCCGTGGATCGACACGCCGATGTTTTGGGCTGAAGTCCGCAAGCTCTGGAAGGATCGCGACATCGTGCTCGTCGTCGGCGATAAAAAATCGATCACGACCGAGATGATGGGCGACGAGGCGAAGTCGGTTCGCGAGGTGATCGGGCCGCGCCAGCACGCCTACGCCGCGATCGATCGGCTCGAGGAAGAGATTGGCAAAACTTCCGCGCGAGTACTACTGTGCCTCGGCACGACCGCCACGGTGCTCGCCTATCGTCTCGCGAAGAAAGGCATCCACGCGCTCGACCTGGGCCATATCGGGATGTTCATGAAGCACGCGGGAGCGTATCGATATGCGCAAGACGATCTCACCACGCCGGCCTATCGGCATCAGCTCGCGCAGCTGCACGCCAAACAACGATGGGGCGCCGACGGCGGCAAGCACACTGAGGCGGTGCGAGAGCTTCATCGCATTTATGCTCCAAAAACCGTGCTTGACTACGGCTGCGGAGAAAACCGTCTCGCTGATTCTCTCAAGACTGAGTTTCGAATCTCTGGCTATGATCCTGGCATCCCCGATCGGGCCAAGATGCCGAAGCCGTGCGATCTCGTCGTTTGCACCGATGTACTCGAACACGTCGAGCCCTCCAAGCTCGATGCGGTGCTCGACCATATCTGGCGCCTCTGCGGAGCTGTCGCTTATTTCGTGATCGACGTGAAGCCGGCGAACGCGATCCTGCCGGATGGTCGCAACGCGCATCTGTCGCTGCACGAGCCGGCGTGGTGGCGCGCGAAGCTGGAAGCCATCGGCTGGAAAATCGTCACGCAAGAGGGCGGCGGAAAAAGCATGAACGTCATCGCCGCAAAGCCGTGACGATCGTCGTTCCTCCGGAGGTGTACCCGTATCTCGTCGCGCAGCGCGGCGCGCTCGATGACATGAAGGACGATCCGAATCTCTGGTGCGAAAAGTACTACGAGACTTTGGAGAGCGACTTCGCCTGCATCGAGCCGTTTCTGCCCGAGCGCTGCGACACGCTGCTCGATGTCGGCGGCGGCATGAGCGGCATCAGCATCCTGCTGAATGAACACTATGGCGGCAACCTCGTCGTCGCGCTGCTCGATGGCATCGATGACCCGCCGCAGATGACGCGCCACGCGGAGACTTTTTCAAACTATCAAATCGCGCGCCGATTCTTGCAGCTCAACGGCGTCGAGAACACGATGTCGATTCATCCGAGCCAGCCGATCGCGCCCAACTTTTTCGATCTCGTGATCTCGCTCAAGTCCTGGTGCTTCCACTACGAGCCGCAGCGCTATCTCGATTTCGTCAAGGGCTGCACGATCGCCGGGCGCACTCGAATCATTCTCGACGTGCGCGGCGGTTTGAAGGGCTGCCCGATGGGCCGCTCGTGGGAGCAGGATTTGCAGGGCGCCTTCTCGATGCCGCGAATCATCTACACCGGGCCGAAGCATTGCACGATGGCCTTCACCGCATGAAGGTGATCACGATTCTCGCCGGCGGCTTCTCGGCCACCCGATGCGATTTGAAAAAGCTCCCCGGCTTCGTCATCGCCGTGAACGACTCAGCGATCTATGCGCCGCGCATCGATGCCATCGTATCGATGGATCGGCTGTGGGCGGAGAATCGCTTCGGCCTGGTCTCGAAATTCGGCAAGCCGCTGTATCTGCGCCGCTCGACGGTGCGCAATCTCGCCGTGGAGGAACTTGAGTGTGTCACCCTTTTCGACAACGATCACACAGCTACGGAACTCTCGGACGTACCGGGCCGACTCGACGGCACTCATTCGGGATTTTGCGCGCTGAACCTCGCTTTTCAGATGTGCCCGGAGCGGCTGTATCTGGTGGGCTTCGACATGGCTCTCGGGCCGAAGAAGCAGCGCCATTGGTTCCCGGATTACCCCTGGAGCAACGGCGGGGGCAGTAGCGGCGGCAAGCTCGCCGAGTGGGCTGGGCAGTTCCGCCGCCCGGCCGCCCAGCTCGCGAACGCCGGCATCCAGACGCGGCTGGTGACCGAGACGATCAGCCTCACCCGACCCTTCAAGACGATCACGCCGGCCGATTTGGCCCGATTAGGGGCCTAATTGGTCAATTGTTCCCCGTGGAACCGAATCTGCATTGTGGGAGTGCAACTTTGAAGCGCCGGAAGATCGCCCTCTGCCTGCCGTATTACATGAACCAGGGGATGCTCGATGAGCACCTACGGCGGCTTGAGAGGCTCCCAGAGCCGATCAAATCGGAGCTGGAGCTTATTGTCGTCGATGACGGATCGCCCAACGGCGAGGCCCAGGCTCGCGAGATCGGCCTGCCGGTGCGCGTCTTTCGAATCGATGTGGACATCCGCTGGAATCAGGATGCCGCCCGCAACATCGGCGCTCACAAGGCCGAGGCGAGCTGGTTGCTGCTCACCGACATCGATCATCTGGTGCCCGAGCGCACTCTCGCGTGGCTGATCGATGCGAAGCTGCAAAAGAAAACCGTGTATCGCTTCAGCCGCATGACGCTCGATGCGATCGGCAAAGATCGACTCACCGACTATAAGCCGCACCCGAATTCCTGGCTGATGATGCGCGGCATGTACGAGCGGATCGGCGGCTACGATGAACGCTTCGCCGGTCACTACGGCACGGATGCTGAGTTTCGCGATCGCGTGATCAAGGCCGCCGGCGAGCCCGAGATGCTGAGCGTCCCGATCTGGCGCGTGCCGCGCTCGACGATCGCCGATGCCTCGACCACCACGTATGTGCGCAAAGGCGCGCCCGAAGACGTTGGAGCGATCCAGCGAATAAAAATTGAACGAGCCGAGGACCCCGAATGGAAGCCGCTGCAATTCCGCAATCCGTATCGCCAGATATTTCCGTCGCTGAAAAGCTGACCTTCGTTTGTTGGCGCTGGAGGCCACAGCAAGGCTATCGATCGAAGTTCTCCGCCGAGACGGTGAACGTTTTGTATTCGATGCTCAAGCGCCACTATCTCGCGCCCTTCGAGCTGGTCTGCGTCACCGATGATCCGACGCCCGAGATCCGGCGCGAGGTGCGCGTCATCAAACTTTGGAGCGACTATGCCAATGTCCCCTCGCCCCACGGGCGACTCAATCCGTCCTGCTATCGTCGGCTTAAAATGTACGCTCGCGGAGCTGGCAAGATGTTCGGACCCCGCATCTGCTCTATCGATCTCGACGTTGTTATTGTCCGGGACATTACGCGGCTGTTTGATCTCAGCGTCGAATTCAAAATGTACGGTGATACGGCGCGAGGGACGCCTTACAACGGTTCGCTCCAGTACTTTCGCGCCGATGCACGGCCGCAGCTCTGGGAGAAGTTCGATCCGATGACCTCGCCGGCGCTCGGGCTGCGCCTCAAATATATCGGCTCAGATCAGGCATGGATCGGCGCGTGTCTTGGTCCAAATGAGGCGAAGTTCACAAAAGCAGACGGGGTCTACAGCTACAGGAACCAGATTCAAAACGCGCCGTGGAGCGGCAGGCTACCGCCCGACGCGCGCATTGTGGTATTTCATGGTCACGCGGACCCATGGTGCCCGCACGTTCAGAGGAAGCTCAAATGGGTGGCGGAGCATTATCGATAGTCGAACGGCGCTGCTATAAATGCAGGCAGATTTTGCCGATCGGCAGCTTCCACAAAAACAGTGGCGAGGGTCGCCATGCAAATCATTTTTGGTGCAAGAAGTGTCGCTGCGCGGCTGAGAGTCAGCGGCGAAAAGATCCGGCATGGATCGAAGCGCAGGCAATCAAGAAAGCTGGCAATCTTCCGTGGCGGGCGAATGAGCTGATTCGAAATATCCGAAAGCGCTGCAAGCGCGAGGGCTGGGAATTCGATCTAACGCCTGAGTGGTTGCTGGCAAAGTTCCAGGCTGGCATTTGCGAGGTGAGCGGGCTTAAATTCGATTTCTCAGCGGTGAAGGGACCCTTCACGCCGAGCGTTGATCGTGTGACGGCTGGCGCAGGCTACTCAAAAACCAATTGCCGCGTTGTCCTGATGTGCGTAAATTCCGCGCTGATGTGGTGGGGCATCGAAGCTTTCATCCCAGTCGCCAGAGCAATCGCGGAGAAGCATCCCAAATGAGCGATTCACCGCAGACCTTCATCACGCTCGACGAGGCGAAGGATCAGCTGTCGATCGATGCCGACCTCACCATCCACGATAATCGAATCAATTTGCTGATCCGCGCCGCCGTCTCGTGGGCCGAGAACTACACGCAGCGATCCCTCGCGCAGCTCATGGAACTCGATTCCCCGCCGGCGGACTCAGGCGTGCCGGCGCCGAGCCCCGTTGATTCACCGCGCCTCGATGGGCGCTTCGTCGAGCCGGGCGAACGGCAGTTCGATCTCGCGGGCCTGGGCGATCCGGATTGGACCGAAGATCAGTGGCGCGATCACTGGAAGAATTTGAACCCGATCGCGCAGGACTATTCCGACCCCACGCGCTCGGACATCAAGGCGGCGATCCTGCTCAAGATCGAGCAGCTCTTCGATCGCAACGTCGCCAACTGGAAGCTGCTCGAGGACACCGCTCAGCAGATGCTCATGCCGTATCGGATCGGTCTCGGGGTATGAGCTGCCCGACGTGCGCGAAGTTTCGCAGCTGGACGCCCGAGGCGATTCGCAAACGCCTCGAAGCAATGGAACGAAAGATCGAAGCGCGCAAGCGCGGCAACATCTCACTGAATTACACCGTAGGGCAAAGGGGTTCGGGTATCGGCCAGCGGATTGATCCACGAGGATCTGCTGAGAGAGGCTCCCCGCTAAGTCCCGTAATCGAGGAAAGTCCACCCGGCACCCGAGGCGCAAGCGCGTCCTCGGCTCTGCCGGGCGGCGGCAGCGGTGGCTAATCGCGGCAGTCAGATGCACCCGACTCAATCGGGCGAGCTGCGCAACATCTGCAACATCGAGAAGCGCGTCGAGGGCACCGACGATGTCGGCACGCCGTCCGTGAACTACACGCTGTTCGCGGAAAATGTTCGCTTCGCCCTCGACGACTGGAAGCCCTACGAGAGCTATCAGGCCGAAGCCGTGTCGCGCGCGCTCTCCACTCGCATCACGATTCGCTGGCGGCCGGGCATGTCGGGCGCCGGTCCCTCTCAGTTTCGCCTCGCCGTTAAAACCGAGTACGGCTCCACGAACAATGTCACCGAGTACTACGAGGTGCTCGGCGCGGTGCGCGATGTCTCGATGCGCGAGAATCTGATCCTCACCTGCCAGCTGCGCGATGCGAAGGGGTTTCGAACCGGGGCGATCGATGGCAGCGTATAGCCCGCTCGAAGGCGTGGCGGCGCTCACCCGGCAACTCAAAGCATTGGGCTCCCTCGATGACGGCAAGGCGCTCAAGCGCTGCGTGAATGCCGGCATCCGTCAATCGTTGCAGACGGCGATCGACAGCTGCCCGGTCGGTCACGATCTGCACAGACTCTCGATCAAGCGGCGCCTGAAGGTGCAGGGCATCAAGGGCAACACCGTCGGCCCAGGCTTTGCGAAAGCGAACGTGCGCACGATCTCGGTGCTCGCGAAGAGCAAGCAGAGCGCGGATGGTCTGCTCGGCGTGCGCAAGGCCGCGTTCTATGTGCTCCAGTACGTTGAGCTCGGCACCCGCTTTCAGCGCGCTCAGCCGTGGCTGCGCAATGCCTTCACGTCCTCGCGCGACTCGATGGAAGCGGCGCTCAAAAACTCCCTCGCCAACGATGTCGAGAAGGCGGCGAAAACGGCGTGAACTTCGAAGCCGACATCATCGCCTTCGCCCGCTCGATCGAGTCGATCACCGATCTTGCGCAAAAACGAATCTATGGCCTGTATCGGGAGCCCGCAGCGGATCTGCCGCAGCTGCTCATACAGCGCACCTCGACCACCCGCCAGGAGCTGATCTGCGGCCCCTCGCGTCTCGTATCTGCCGACTTTCAACTGGATTCCTACGGTCTGACAGGGCAGGATGCGACTGGTTTGGCGCACGCGGTGCGCAAAGCGTTTCAAAATTTCGCCGGGATGATGGGCGAGACGACGGTGCAGCGGTGCTTTTTGACGAATGAATTTCCCAAGGTCGACCCGGAGCCGGGGGATATTTCGGTGACTCAGCTCTACACAATTTGGTACCTGGAGGATTGATCCATGACGGACTTTTCAACCGATCTCATCGATGAAGAGATCGCA